AAAAGCGCTCAGGCGACGTTCGCAATAACGTCACAATCACCTACAAGGCAAACGCTCAGCAATCAGCATCTAATGCTGAATCTATTGCTAGTTATGGGCAACAAGCTTATGAGATTACAACTTCACTAGAAAATGCAGCTGACGCGACATCTCAGGCTAATTTTTATTTGGCATTGCGAGCCTTCCCAGAAGCGCAGTTTAAGTCTATTACTTTTCCAATTAGTAGCCCAGAGATCGACGATACCGATCGCGATGCTTTGCTGAACGTGTTTATGGGTATGCCGGTAAACATTACTGATTTGCCTTCAAATATCACTAATGGTCAATTCCAAGGCTTTGTCGAGGGTTGGACTTTCAGCGCTGGATATAACGCTTTGTATTTGACTTTGACTGTTTCGCCAACCGCTTACAGCCTCCAAGCCACTCGATGGAATGGAGTCTCAGCAGCCGAGACATGGAACACTTTAAGCGCTAGCCTCGAATGGATTGACGCTACAATAGTAGCCTGATAAAGGAGAAACATGGCAACAACAACTAACTTCGGGTGGGAAACTCCCGACGATACCGACCTCGTAAAGGACGGCGCAGCTGCAATCCGTACTGCTCTTGGTGGAGTTGATACGTCCTTTGTCGATCTAAAGGGTGGCACAACTGGTCAGGTATTGGCTAAGGCATCTAATACGGATCTTGATTACAGCTGGACAACACTGACAGCCGCTAGCGGACCGGCATTTAAAGCATTTTTGGCAAGTAATTCATCTACGTTGACTAATGGCGCATTCACAAAAGTTGCTTTTGGTAGTGAGTTATTTGATACTGATAACTGTTTCGATTCAACTACAAATTATCGTTTCACACCAACAAAAGCCGGATACTACCAACTATCAGCAACAGCAGAATTTGGTGGACAAACTTTACGTACTTTTGTGACGCTATATCGTAATGGCACACGTTATTCAGATTTGGCTGTTGTTGATGGTGGTTACGGAACAACTTTGAGCGGTAGCGATTTAATTTATTTCAATGGATCAACCGATTACGCTGAAGTTTATGTCTATGTAAACAGCTCAAGCGTTGCAGTACAAGGTCAAGCATCACCCGGTTACAGAACTCACTTTGCCGGCGTATGGATTAGGAGTTAATTGAATGTCTTTATACGAAACAATTGTCGATGCTTATCCAGAATTGTCTAATTCTGACGCGTTTGTAAATGGAACCATTTTGTTGCAAGATGATTCTGATGGTCTTGGTGCATATGTTGCACAATGGAATTATGAAAAGCCAATTCCTGATGGATTAATAGTCGGCAAGTGAAACCAAAACTTTCTAAATCAGCGATCCAATTAAGGGAACAGATCGATGATGCCTTCCCAGATCGAGATAGAACTTCCGATGGCTGGATCGGTGATACACGACACGCTGCGCGCAAGTCAGATCATAATCCTGATGAACAAGGTTGGGTTCGTGCTATCGACATCGATCGTGACTTATCCGGAAAAGCAAAGCCCGACATCATGCCCGATCTTGCAGATCAGATTCGTCTATATGGCAAGGCTCATCCAAAACGAATTAGTTACGTCATCTTTGACGGCAAAATCGCATCAAGCAAGAAGGCTTGGGCTTGGCGTTTTTATGATGGCATCAATAAGCACAATCATCATTGCCATGTTTCGTTTACAAAAGCAGCTGATGAAGCATCTGATTTCTTTCAAATCCCGTTACTAGGAGGCAAACTATGAATATGAAGAATCCTTACTTCTTGACTGCTGGTGCATTTCTAGCAGCTTGGGCTGGATCCAACTTCGCACTCGATCACAAGGCAATTTTGTTTGCCATTCTTTCCGGCGTATTTGGATATGCCACTCCTAAGAAAAAGTGACGGCTAATGACTGGGCGGGATTGGTTCTCGCTATATTCTCGACGCTTGCTATTGTTGTTGGCGGTTTGCGTTATTTGGTTCGCGGTTGGTTGTGGACTCTTACGCCGAATGGTGGATCATCTCTCGCAGACCGATTGGCAAGAATAGAGACACGCCAAGAGCAGATGATGGAATTGTTAAAGAAGTAGAGGACACTTATTTACATGGCGAGAAAACAGACTAAAGCGCTAGAGGAACAAGGCTATTCAAAACTAGATGCTTACTGCATCGGTTTACACGAATACTATAAATCCTTACGCAAAGCCGGTTTTAGCGAAGGCATCACATTGTTTATGATTACTGATGTCCAATCGTATCCAGGATGGATTCTGCCTGACCCAATCGAGCCGGAGAAGTTTGGCGATTATGAGGACGACGACGAGGACTAAATGACAGTCAAAAGGATCGCTTGGATCTCAGATATTCAGGCACCGTTCTTTCATGAAGCAGCAGTCAAGAATCTAGGCAAGTTTTTAAGGGCTTACAAGCCACACCAAACCATTTGTATCGGCGATGAGATCGATCTGCCACAACTAGGCGGGTTCGCCCAACCTTGGCAAGAAGTCGAGGGCAACATCGATGAAGATCGCAAACTCACTCTTGAAATCCTTGAATATCTAGGCGTTACCGATGTCGTCGGATCTAATCATGGCGCTCGCGTTTACAAGTCTCTCAGCCGTCGCCTACCGGCTTTTATGAATCTGCCTGAGCTGCGATATGACAAGTTTATGGGATATGACAAAGCCGGAATCAAATACCATCCAAACGGTTTTGATTTTGCTCCTGGTTGGCATACCTGCCATGGAGACGCTTTTCCGCTATCGAATAAGCCTGGTCAAACAGCCCTAAATGGCGCTATGCGCATGGGTAAATCGGTTGTATCAGGACACACTCACAGACTCGGTTTATCTGCCCATTCTGAGGCTTCAGGAGGGCGCTACGGACGCATTGTATGGGGAGTTGAGGTTGGCAACCTTGTAGACCTTTCAAGCCCTGGAATGGGGTATACAAAGGGTTATGCCAACTGGCAAATGGGCTTTGTTGTCGGTACTTTGCATGGCAAGCGATTCACGCCTGAACTTATCCCAATCGATCCAAAGGACGGATCATTTATCTATCAGGGTAAGCGCTGGGGCTAAAGGTACAAAATAGGTCTAAATTTGGCTCCAAATGTACCTTAATGGTCCAAAAGGTAACATTGAATCCTGTATAGTTTTATGACGACTAGATAGATTAGCCCGCGTGGCTAGTGCCTAGGTATCTAGTTGTCTGCCATTGGCTAGGGTTTTCTGAGTCGCACTCAGCCCCTAGCCTTTGTGCTTAAATCGTTATCGTTTCGTTATCTTATAAACGTGTAAATGTCTGCTAAGTGTGAGACCGTAATCCAGTAGCCAACCCAGGTTACGGAATCGGGAGTAACAAAATGTCTTTTCAATTACCAATGATTATTATCTTATTAGCAGCCAATGTTTTATGGTTTATCGTCGGTTGGGCGATGGGCTATAAGGAATCCCAAGAGGATCATCAATTTATCGTCCAGGCGAGTGAAAATGCGCGCTAATGACATCCTTGACGAAGCCAAAGACCTCATCCAAGACCGAGGCAAAGATTACGGCTTGGCAGCTCTCAATCACCTTCGAATCGCCAAATTGTGGTCAGCCTACCTTGAACGTAACATCGAGCCTCACGAAGTCGCAATCTGTATGGCACTTGTCAAAATCTCACGCTTACAAGAAACAAGCCTCCACGCAGACAGTTACAAAGACGGCGCAGCATACATTGCGCTCGCTGGACAGATTGCATCAACTGATTGGAGTGACCTTGACAGTTATTAAAGCTGCTCCTGGCGTGTGGTGTGATTACTGCAAAGTCAGATACGGAGTCAATTCGATCCTGGGTCAAAAAGGCGCTAGTTACACAGTAATAAGCAATCATCCCCGTAGCCAAGGCGTACGTCGTCACTATTGCAACGCTTGCGCTATCGAAGTACAAACATGGGCAGATGGATCCGTGTGGTCATTGCCTGAACAAACCGAATATCTAATGGGACAGGATGAACTACCAAATGTTTAATTTAGCCGATTACGAAACAGTTGAAACCCGCCTAGAGAAGTTTATAAAGGACTTCCCGGATTTCAGA